TCATAGTTATCGACATTGTTAGCAATCCTGTTGTTGGTAAAAGCGCGTTATAGCCACTAGTGCGCCAAGCTAGTACTAAGGGGAGGGGAGACCCTTGGCTAGTTCTTTCGGGGAAAAGAATATTACCTATACTAATATTACTAACACTAATATGTCAAACTATATAAACATTTTTATATTGTTATTTGCACTGTTGTACCAAACGGTGCTGTAAGTTTATTAGGCGTTACCCATAGTACCGGGCAAGTTGAGTATCGCATTGCCTCTTGAAAATCCTTTTCGCTTGTCTCAAGGTCTGTTAGATACACTATGGCCTCTATGTCTGAGTGATGTTCGTGCAGATATTCAAACGTTGGAGTAAAAGCAGTTCCGCCATAACCTTTTACTTCTTGATGGCAAGGCTCTAAGCGGTCTCCATGATCTAGTTCAAAAGCTTTTTGCACTTCATAATCAGTTTGTACAACAACAACTTTTTCTGGCTGCAGATCGCTAACTACTGCGTTAAGTTCACCAAAGAACTGTTCTTGGTAGTCGCTGGTTGAGCCACTTGTGTCGTTACATATTGCAATGGGTCCACAGGCCTCGGTAAACATTGACGGTAGATACTCATCTTCACTGATGTATGCACGGTGTGGCTTGCGCCATGAGTAGTCAGTGTTAACCATTGACGAAAAGAACGGCCAAAGAACGGTGCGCCAATCGACAAGAGGTTTAACAATGTCTTGGATCATGTCTTCAATACAACCCGGTAATTTACCTCTTTCTTTAGCAACTTGCGCCGCTTGGGTTACCGCTATTTGCCAATCGGCCTCGATGGCAGCTGCGGAGTCGGTGCCCTCCCCTGATTCAGCATCAAACACAGCGCCCCATATCTGAGGTTCTGGGTAGTCATCAACGATAAGGTTGTAGATCTGCTCTGCACTCATATCATGGTATTGAGGGTCGTTTAGCGCGCCATCGGGTAATATAAACCCTGCTTTAATTAATAGTGGGTTAATTGCATAGTCGCATGCAACGTTCCACGCCTCTTGTTTGCGTGACCCTCGACGAGTGTGGTGGTTAAGAACGCAATGCATAACTTCATGCGCAAACAGCCCGCGTAACTGCTGTTGCGTTTGTTGTGTTATGAATTTAGCGCCATAAAAGAAACAACGACCGTCTGTTGCTGCAGTTTTGACTGCGTCGTCTTCTTTCAGTTTCAGTTTGAGAGCGAGCGTGCCAAAAAACGGAGCGTCCATAAGCATGGCACTTCGAGCTTTAATGACAGCTGCTTGAACTGTATCCACGTTATGCTCCCATCAGTTTTGAGGTTAGTACTACTTGGTTAATGGCGGCGGCATCAAAGTTAATCGCCTCGCGGCGCTTTTGTGCTGCTTGAGCTCGAGTTTCCTTAACGTGCATTTTTTCTATTAGATCAGGGTCAACGAACGTCTCTAAGGACGACTGCGTATCAAGTAGCTGCTTAAGTGTATTGCAGTTATAAAGTATCGCGTTGATATCTTGGTCATACTTTTGTCTTTTATTCCTTAAAGCAGCTACGCCTTTTGCATATTTTATGAATTTATCCGATAGACTTTGTTGGTCTTCAGGGCGCATGTCGCTAATTCGATAGCTAATGGTGTTGTAATAGGCGTTGTCAGGATTTATGTAAGCTGACATTTGTGTTGGTAGACTCACATGCATCTGTAGTGTGTCATTACTGCGATATGAGCATAAGTCAGATGCGATTTCTTTTTCGTCCACATTTCGTGGTACCATTGATAGTTGTATGGTATCTATGTCCGTTTTTGCAGGTATGCATTTTCTGAACGATTCTGACTCATTCCACACTTCTTGTGCCTCTTCGAAAACTTTATGCGCTAGTTTCCATTCAGGACTATTTCTAACTGCCTGTATAAGTTCAGCTATAAATTCCGGGTTTACGTCAGTTTTTGGGTTAGTTTTGTCAAAGGCTCGCATTGCTTTGCGTTCTATATTACGACGATCTGAGTTTTTTAATCTTACTGTACCCATGTTATCTCTCCTAGGGTTGGTTATAGTAGTACTTCGGCGTTTTCTTCAGTCCACTTAGTGAATGCTTTTTCCCCAGTTAGCGTTGGGTCTTTTGCTAAGCAGTCACGTACAACAACTACTTGATACTCAGGCGGCATGCGCTTGGTGTATCTCATAATGGCACTGAAGGTTTTGGGGTGTGCTCGCGTCGCTAAACCAGCTGCGATTGCATAGAGAACGGATGTCTCTGTTGGTACTTTTGTTGTAGAAGGGTTTGCAATTAGCTTGTCAAAGTCGGGCACGTCTTTGTAGATGGAACGAAACGCAACGTATTCACCAGCGGGTCCATCGCCGATGAGTGATGCGCAACCGTAAAACATATCTGCCATAAAGGGCAGTTTGTTGCTTAACATTTCCCATGTGCGAGGCGTTGGAAAGGCGTTTTCTGCCGTGTCCATTGCGCTTAATAGCGAGGGACGGTATCGAATGAAGGCAATAACGGATTCATCAATATTGTTTTTTGCCGCCCAAGCACACCAGTCATCTACTGAGGGTTCAACTGTGTAGTGCGCAAAACGATTTTTGGCAGGTGTAGGCATCTCGTGTACTGCGGCACGGTCTTCCGCTCTGTTACCGGCACCGATAATGATGGTGTTTTTGGGTAAAGTGTATGTGCCAATCTTCTTATCAAGAATTAACTGTAGCAATGCATTTTGAGTAGCTTTAGGTGCATTGGGCAGTTCGTCAATGACTAGTAATACTAATCCTTCGTAGTCACTTGGCGGATAGTCTTCGGGGATACCGTATCGAGTTTTGTATGTGCCGTTCTTTTGTTCAACAACTTTAAGACCGCCACGTACGTCTACTGGGTCAAACAGGTTGGCACGAATTTCATATATCTTTGCGCCAAGGGATTCACCAAAGGCGTAGGCAATGTTCGATTTACCTACACCGGGGGGTCCCCATAACATAGCGGCGTTGCCTGCTTTTGCATCGGCACCTAGTTCTTGCATTAGTTTTGATGGTTGTATTCCTCTCATAAATTGCTCCAATCAATGTGAATAGTGCCATTTTCATCAATAGACGGTTCGCCGCCGAATTCAGTGATGAGTGGCTCTAGGGTTTTATTTAGTGACATATAGTCGGGTTCTGCGCTTGCGGGATCTACACGTTTGACTTTGTAGACTCCTAGGTTTTCTTCGTAATCGCTGTAGTCATAACTAGCGTCATGGGTTACGCGACATAGTTTGTCGTGCTTACTCATTTTGTAGTCCTTACTTTGGGTTAACTGATTCCCACCCAAACTTGCGGTAGGGGAATTTTTCGGTTTTATGTAGTCCGAATTTTTCTGTGCGCATTGATCGCTTGGCAACAAATAGCACGATGCTGATGATTAAGCCTGCAGTTAGGCCTGCAACCATCCCGGCAAATGTTCCTGCGAAAATCCACATTAGAAAAAAGGTAGCTAGGACGTCGATTGCTATGTCAAAACGTGCAATGCGTCGTAGATTAAATTTAAAAAGTAGAAAGAGCAGCCCTGCAGCTGCGATTAGTCCTGCTGTAAACATGATGTGTCTCCCATTTTTAGTTAGCCTTGTAATATTCGTGCCCATGCTTGGGCTAATAACTCCCTGTCTTCTTCGGTGCTTTTGTAAAAACGCGTGTTCATTGCGTCTAGTTTGAATCTGACTGCATCTTCAACCAATTCCACTGCTTTACACCATTCAACGCGTCTGCTAATTGACTCCATTGAGGTTTGAAAGTCTTCCATTAGGATGTCTCCTCTATAGGCTCATCCGCGTAGTAACTAGGGTCGGTTACCACGTCGCCTCGGTAAGCACTAAGTTTTGCGTCGCGGCATAATTCGCACACTTTGCATAGTGGTATGCCTCGTGCGTCGTACTCCCACCAGCTCTCTTCGTCGTGGTGCATGCAGTATTGTTTGTTGTTCATAGTTATTACCTTTACTAATATCAGTAGTTCAAATTAAAAATTTATTGTTAGATGCCTGCCCTTTCTTCTAACAGTTCGTCGACAAAATCTAGGTCAGGTGTTGTTAAGGGGTCTGCATCATCTATGTAGCCCCAGTCCCAATCGCCGTTGTGGCCGTTATGGTGCGGGTGCATAGATTCTGCTATTGTGATGCTCTGAGTCTCGTCGTTTATAAGAAAACTCCAAAGTTCGCCGTCAGTAGCATCTTCCGGGACAAGTACATACGCTTTTAAATACGTAGACATTGTTGCTGTTACTTTTACTACTTTAGTTTTCATGATTCGTCCTCTTCTGGGTCGTCAAATGGGATAATTATTCGCATTAAGCCGTCTTCGATATCGACGACATCCCATTCATGTGTGGGGCAGGTGTCGAGCCACGCCCATAAGTCTTTTTGTAACGTTTGCGGTGGAAGGTGGTTTTCAACAAACCAACGGCGCATTTCGTCAATTTCCATAACGCTATGTTTACCAATATTTGGGATTATCCAAAGTTTTCTAGGACCTCCAACAAACGAGCCGTCTTTATTTATCAAGTCTCCTACTTGTTTTATTTCTTCATACATTGTTAGAGCGTTATGCACTCGTGCTGTTGTGGGAAACTCAGTTAACAGATGTTTTATGTCAGATTTTAAATTCATGATTCGTCCTCTTTTGTTATCCAGATGTCGTATTCTTCAAGTTCATCTTCAGTAGTGGCTTCTATTC